TGGAAGGAACCTTAAGACAGCGCTTTTATAAGAACGGACAATTTAAAAACTCCCAAATCTTCAGTATCTTGAAAAAGGAAGCGAGGACTCAAGAATGGTACTAAATATCGCCATATTCGCATTATTTGTAGGCGCATTCACCTGGCTTTGGGGTATTTGGGCTTGGTGTAATGAGATGCAAGAAAAACTAGATTTAATTCAAACTCCATGGGCTGATACATCAACTAAAGAACGCTTAGATTCAAGTTATGTTCCACTTCCAGATTATAAAGAGCCCACTAAACTTCACTCCAAACGAGTTAAAACGGCTGACCAAAATGCCATCAAAAAAGATGCTTTAGAAGCTGAAAAAGAACCCAGACGCTATTCATGAAAATTCATTGCCAGTATACCAAACTCATTCCCCTTTCAGAGTTGAAGCCGAATCCTGAAAATGAGAATGAGCACACCAAAGAGCAGGCTAAACGATTAGCTGAAATATTAGAATATCAAGGCTTCCGAAAACCCATCATTATCTCAAATCAAACCGGACTAATGGTTACGGGTCACCTCACCAGAGAGGCGGCCAAATTAAATAAATATAAAGAGGTCCCTGTCTCATTTCAGGATTTTGAAGGAGATCAAGAAACAGCGCATCGAATAGCAGATAACGCGATAGCATCTTGGAGTGTATTAAATCTTTCTAAAGTGAATATTCAGGTGCCTACATTTGATCCTAATTTCTCAATTGATTTACTTGGTATTAAAGACTTTCAAATAGATCCTGCTGATAAATACGCAGATCAAGATGCTGACGCCTGCCCAGAAGTTAAGGAATCCTTCGTCAAACCCGGAGACCTTTGGATTCTTGGCAATCATAGGCTTCTTTGCGGAGATTCGACCGATAAGGCGCAAGTTGAGAGACTTATGAGTTATTATCAATGCGATTGTGGTGAGATTCATGGTTAAGCGCTTTTGCAGGGTTTGCGATATTGAATTTTCAACTGAATCAAAATTCAAACTCATTTGTTCAAATGAATGCCGTAAAGAGTCAGCCAAAATATCACGCCAAAAGCATAAACAAACCGAGAAGTGGAAAATATCCCAAAAGAGATGGGCCTCTAATCCTAAGCGCAAAGAGATTTCTCAGCGCCATATGCAAAAGCCAGAAGCTAAGGCGAAGGCCGTTGATCGGATCCTAAGGCTTGAGAGGACGAACCCATATTACCGAAACTATAAGAATCTCAGACAATCGAAGGCTTATGAGGATCTTCGACGAGAAATGATAGTTAAGTTTGGAATGTGCTTCAATTGCCATTCTGAAGATGATTTGACGATTGACCATATTGTGCCGATGTCTCTCGGTGGGAAGCATGAAATTGATAATCTTCAGGTGCTTTGCCGCTCATGTAATTCACGCAAAAAACAGGATGTGATTCGATATGAACTGCCGAAAATGCAATAAAGAACTTACAGAGAAGCATCGAAAGCAGTGGAAGGCTGATATGGTCTACACCGATCCGCCGTATGGTATGAATTTGGATACTGATTATACAAAACGGAACAAATCTGGATTAGGTAAAAAATATAGACCGGTGATTGGAGACGATAAGCCATTTGATCCGGCGCATATTTTTGAAATGTTTGGCTATTGTAATGAAATATTTTTATGGGGTGGTGATTATTATGCCCAAAGATTACCAGAGATGGGATCTTGGATAGTTTGGGATAAAACGGAAAAAATAAATTCAGATCATTACGATCACAATACGCTTCAGAATGCTGGATTTGCTTCAGCGTTTGAACTTTGTTGGAGCAAGTCTCCGCACAAAAGATATTTAGAAAAATTATTATGGCGGGGTATTTATGGTGAGGGCAAAGACGAAGAAAGAACTTTCGCAGGCGGGCATATTGATAGAAAGCATCCGACACAAAAACCCATTCTTTTGATCGAACGTCAATTGAATCGTTTCGGCAAAGATAAAACCAATGTCGTCGATCTTTACCTCGGCTCAGGCTCCACGCTCATAGCTTGTGAGAAGACCAATCATAAGTGCTTTGGAATGGAGATCGATCCCCATTATTGCAGTGTGATTATTGAGAGATGGCAGAAATTCAGTGGAAAAAAGGCTTTATTAGAATCAAAGCCAATTGTGCGCAAAAAAGGCAGTAAAGTTAAAAAGAAGTAAAATAGAGTATGGCAGATAAAAAACACGCTGGTGGGCGTCCAAGTGATTATAAAGAAATTTACTGTGATCAAATCATTAAATTTATGGGGCATGGCCATTCCATTAAGGCATTCGCCGCTTCCATCGGTAAACACTCCGATACTATCTTTGAATGGGCTAAAAGGCATCCCGAGTTCTCCGTCGCCATAAAAAAAGGAAAAGAGCAGTGTCAGCTCTGGTGGGAAAAACTAGGCATGGCCCTTGCGGCTGGTCATAAAACCTCAGAACATGATTATCGAAAAGGAAATCCGACAGTGTTTATTTGGATGACAAAGAATCTTTTGGGCTGGAGTGATCGAATAGATTTACATCAAGAGGTTGAGCCCATTGTTTTAAGAATTAAGGGTGAAAAGGGGACATACGAGATTGGAACTGGAGTTTCATCCGAAACAGGGCCTAGCCTGGAAAAGCAAAAGTAAAATCACACTTTGCTGTAGTGGAATTCAAGGTGGAAAAACAACCGTTGGAGCCCTTTGGGCCATCACCCAGTCCACGTATTGCGGCAAAGACGACAATGCTATCATTGCAGCACCTACCTATAAGATTCTAAATCAATCAACACTGCCCACATTCTTTAAGTTCGCGGCGGGTAAAGGAACGTATTCTAAAGTCGATTCTGTCTTTAAATTCAAAAATGGTTCAACCGCTTATATCCGAACATCTACTGACCCGTTTTCAGTAGAGGGGATTACAAATGTGAAATGGATTTGGCTAGATGAGGCGGGAATGTGTAAATACATGTTTTGGATCAATCTAGAGGGACGAGCCGCTAGAACTGGGGCTCCAATCATGTGTACTACAACACCCTACGGGATTAATTGGCCCTATCAGCATCTCATCAAACCTTTTAAGTCTGGAGAAAGAACAGATATAAATTATTTAGAATGGCTCTCAGTGGATAACCCTACATTCCCACGAGAGGAATATGATCGACAAAAACAAATCTTAGACCCACGCACCTTCAGACGCAAATACATGGGTATGTCTGAGCGCATGGAAGGTTTGGTCTATGAATTGAGTGATGATAACTATGCTGAGCACTTACCAGAAAATATCGCTATTCGATATTATGCTGGCGTTGACTGGGGATTCTCCGAGGGGCACGAGTTTGCCATATTAGTCCGTGGTATCACTAACGATGGCTTTAAATATGATGTGCATGAGTTAAAGGCAGCTAAGATGGACCCTCAGCAACAAGTCATGGCCTGCAAAGCTCTGCAGAAAAGCTATAACATCGAAACATTTTATTGTGACCCAGCAAGACCAGATATGATTGCCGCTCTTAATAAAGAAGGCATAAGAGCCATTGGGTTTCATGTTGGAAAAGAAGCCTATAAGCCCTTGCTCCCAAGTATTCAAAAGCATTATGAATTGATTAAGTCGGGGAGATATAAAATCATTAAAGAAAATTGCCCGAACTTGTTAGATGAATATGAGACTTATCACTGGCCAGAATCTAAAGACGGTAAAGAAGTTAAAGAGGTTCCAGTGGCGGTGAATAATCATATTTTAGACGCCGCCAGATATATAACTATTGGAACTATGCATGTTCAAGAGAGGGCGATGCCTCGTGAAATCGTCTCGCAAAGATATCCTCACATAGATACATGGAATCCTAAAGTTAAATCAAAACAAAAAAGAAGCTGGGATAGTTATTAAATATGTCTCCAACGTATGCTTATGAATGTCAGTATTGTAAGTTTGGTTTAGAGCAAATTAAATCCATTGCTCAATCTGATGAGAAGGTCGATTGCCCTAAATGCAGACTTCAAATGCTTAAGGTTATTCAAGCTACACAGTTAAGTCCTAAGATTAAGCCCTTTGAGCCGCATTTTAACTATGGACTGGGGAAAGTCGTTACATCGCATCGCGATATCAATGAGCATATTCGCAAGGTCAAAGGCGAAAAAGGAAAAGAGATTGTAGAGGTCGGAAATGACAAGCTAGAATCTGTAAAAGTTAAGAGAAAGGCGTATACTTTAGACTAAGTGAGGGGAATAAATGCCAACACCTTTAGAGAATGCCTCCAAATATCAGGATAAAATTGAAAAAGTTATGGGCGAGTGGAAGTCTGGAGACTTAAAGTCCAGCTCTGGCCAAGATGTTAAAGACCGCTCTCAGGCCGTCGCCATTGCTCTATCGGAAGCTGAGAGAAATACGAAGAAAGAGAATGTTTAATGGCTATTATCTCGGAATTTGAACAAGTTCCAAAAGCTCAATCAAAAGACGTATCGCCTGAGCAGCCCGAAGGTGAAAAAGATCTCGTTAAAAAAGTGAATGAGTTACTGATGCGCGCCAAACGCCATCGAAAACGATATGATGCTGACTGGCACTTTAACTACGAGTTTGTTTGTTCTGGAAGACAGTGGGCTATTGAAAGACCTAGATGGCGCTTTAATGAAGTGCTGAATATCACCTGGTCTACGATCATGACTGAGATCGCACTTCAGACAGATACAAAGCCTAAGTTTGAGTATGCCTCGCAAGATGTTTCTGACATTGCGTTTACTGAGGTGTTAAGTGAGGTGGCGGCCCGAAACTGGGAGAAATATAAATGGTCTTCAGTTATCGTCGACACTCTTTTTGATTGTAAGCTATATCACGTAGCACATGCTGAAGTGAGTTGGGACCCTGATTTAGAGTCAGGTCTTGGAGATATTGATTTTAAAGTGCTAGATCCTTTTTATTGCTATTGGGATCCACGCGCTTCTGATGTGAATAAGGGAAGAAAGGCCCGCTTCTTTATCTATGCCGAGCCACGTCCCACTTCAGAGTTAAAGCTTAAATATCCTGAGAAGAAAGATAAGATTAAGGCGGACATTTCGTTACTTAATGCGCGTCATGATTTTAATGAGTTTACTCAAGGGCGTGTGTATACCAATTTTGATCCTTATTCACCTTCTCGCCTTCCCTCATCATCTACTGCTCAAGGTGAAGTGTATGGAGGAGAGCCACACACTATTCTGATTCGGGCATGGCTTAGGGACGATACTCTCGAAGAGGTTTGTGAGGAAAAGGACAATGGGCTTGGTGAAACACAAAAAGAGTATTTACTTCGTAAAAAGTATCCTACTGGCCGCTACATTG